CATATCTCAGTACACGATTAACATTGTTGACCTCATCAAACCAAAGCAATGGATATCTCTTGGTATTACGTGATGGGATAGTATAAGATAAAGGAGCAGAGTTACCTTTAAGCTTATAGATTTTGTCGGTTGGGATTGACTTGTTTTTCATTTGATATAATTTAATTTAAACATTTAAAATAGAGGGAGCCACAGCGACCCCCTCAGTAACTTATTTTATCTACGTCTTCTAGCAGGATATCCTGCATAAGCAGCACAAGTTTCGCCTACTCTTTTCAAAGCTCTACCAATGCCTAATCCTCCTCCTCCTCTATAAGCAGAAGTAGCGAATCTTCTACGTTTAGCTAAATCTACAGCATTTTTAACGTCAGTAACAGCCTGTCCTACTTTTTTAACTACCTTTTTTGCTACACTAGGACCCTTCTTTTTAGCAGGAGCTGCAGCAGCTTTGCCTCCGGGGCCTGCAGGAACAGGTCCATATATTCCATTCATAACGGTTGCCTCAGAGCCAAAGGGGCCCTTAATTTTTTTAGTTGGGGCCTCACCTTTTTTTGGAATAACGCCAATCTTGTACCCGGGAGCGGCTACCATTTGACCATCTTTTGAGTACACTTTCAAAGGCTTAGAAGCCTGTTTCTTTTTCCCTTTACCGGGACCTAATCCAATTGCCATTGTCTTGTTTGTTTAAAGGTTAAAGGAGGAGCCAATAGGCCCCTCCATTTTTTTTTAAATTATGATCCGTAACGGAACAATACGAAGTTGTTAGCACCCAAGGTACATACACAACGCTCAGACAAGAAGTTTACCTCCATTGCATCGAGATCGCTAGTCTGTGCACCACCGGCAGAACCTGTGATCCAAGTCTTGTAACGTCTGTCTTCAGTCTCAGAAGCTCTGTAACGAACGTGCAAGAATGGTCTCTTAGCGTTCTTACCAAGGATCTGATCATATACAGTAGTAGAACCTGCAGGAACCAATAGACCTGTTACAGTACCGGCTGCTTGTGCACCTGTTGGCAATCCACCACGCATAGTAGGATCGTTCAAGTATTTCCAATCAGACTTGTAGAAGTCATAACCTCTACGGAATCCGGTGAATCCAAGATTCAAGGCCATGTCCTTATCATTGTCAAATAGACCATAAGAAGTACCACCTGCACCGTAGCTGTTCTGAGCTGCCAACATATCATCGATATCAAAGCTGAATGCTCTGTTAACGAAGATTACGTTCTCTTCGATAGATCCCTGCTTATCAAGACGAGAGATGATGCTATCAAAGTCAGAAAGAGTAGTTGGGATACCACCACCCCATACGTTACCTCTGTTGTTAACAACATAGAATACACCTTCAGATCCTTTGTTACCAACTTGAGAGTTAGCAGTTTGAGTAGCTACACCTGAACCTGATTCAGCAGGAACTGCTTCAATCATTGCTGTCTCAAGATAGTCTTCGAAACGTAGACGAGTCTCGTGCTCAGACTTCAAATACCAAAGGTATCCGGTTGCACCATTCTCGGTAGTTACTTCTACCCATCCAATCTGAGCCATGTCAGAACCACTTACAGCATACTTGTCTTTGATGATGATTGGAGAGTTGTCGAAGATCTCATCTTCAGCTTCCAAAGAACCGATCATTCCGGCAGTACCTTTCTTAAATTCAGAACCATAGATCCATACAGAAAGAACAGCAGTTCCTGAGAAAGTCTGTCCGGGTCCTTCATAGTAAGCTACGTCAAATGTAGATGCAGTAGTGTTAACAGCAGTAACAATACCCTTGTTAGAAAGACCTGTAGCATTGTCAGAAATGAATACAGTTTGTCCAACACGAATAGCAATACCACTTACGTTAGAATCGTTAACAGTGATAATAGCAGTGTCTGCTCCTGCAGCAGCAGAAGAATCGCAGTTCACATACTTAGTATGCAAACGACCTTGCTCGGCCCACTTGATCATATCAGAGTTGGACGGCATTTCAGCACCTACCATACGAAGGAAAGATGCTACAGTACGATTACCATAACGCTCAAATTCTTTCTCATAAGTATCAGGTAGATACTGATTCAAGAAGTTAAAGTTGGTAATGTAGTTAGTTGATAATGGTACCTGCTCAGCACTTGGCTGAAGCTGATAACCGGGGTTGTTCAAAATTGCCATTGTTTTTTTTAGTTAGTTTTTATATTTTTTTAATGCTTCGGATCTTTAAACTCTTTCCTGAGTCAGGTGTCACCGACTTTACCTGTAATCCTCCCTTGTTAGTAACTTCAGGTGCTCTACGCTCAGACATGTTTATGTTTTTAATCTTACGTAATTCACTGTCAGTGGCATCAGACTTACCTTGTTCATAAAAGAACTTAGCAAATTTGTCAGGGTTCATTGCAATAGCTAATGACTTATGGTATCCTACTGCATCACTCATTAGACCCTGATCATCCAAAAACTTATTGATAAAGTTCATTGGTGTTGATTGAATCTTTTTTAGTTCAGCTGCAGAAGCAGGAGTGAATACAACTTTCTTTTCGTCAATGTCAAACTCAAACCCCTTAAAGTCTTTACTAAAGACATCGTCCGTTTTTTGTTCAAACCATTTACTCTTTCGATCGTTCTCCTCCTGTGAAGTCTTAGCTTCCTTTATATATTGTCGGTACGCCTCATACTCAGCTTTCTCATTTTCGGATAACCCTGATCCACTTGACTCAAGTGGTAGTTTATATTTTTCCTTCTGAGAATTAAAGTAATTCTTCGCTTCCGCAATAGCCTTTTTTCTTGCAATCTTTGTACGCTTAATCTTTGACTCTTCATCGAGATCCTCATCGTAGGTATATTCCTCCATTAAGACATCAATATCTTCATCATCAAGATTCTTTTGCGTATCTAAAAGGTACTCTCTAAGAAGTTTATCCGGGTCCATAGCATCGTAATCCTTTCTAAGATTTAGAAAGTCATCAAAACCACGCCCTGTATCTTTCTTATACTTTAAATAAGCAGCAACATCTTCAGGTAATTCTTCATTACTTTCTCTTTGATCCATCAACTCATCAAATGAATTGATCTGCTTATTATACCTTTTACCAATATAAGAAAGAACTTTTTCCTCTGATAGTTCCTGCTCTTCTGCAGGAGTATCTTGAATATTATTATCAATATTAGTTGTATCAATAACAACTCCACTTTCTATTTCGCCATTAATTTCTTTTTCATGTTTTTCAAGAAGTTCTTTTTCTACTTCTTGCATGCTCTTTGGCTCAATACCATCTAGTGATCTTACTTTAATTTCCATTTGATTAGATTTTATATTTACAAATTTATATATTTTTTTTTATCTCGGTTCGAACTCTGCCATATCAAATCCATCTAGAGTATCTTCGTTGGATTCAAAGTTCAATGGTGGCAGATTATTCTTTCTTTGATTAATCAATTTAGACTGCTCCGTATTTTGTTGACTAATACGTTTAGCCTTAGATTTTTCTTTCATCATATCTCTATCAACAAGTGCAGTTTCTTTAACACCGGCAACCTGCATTTGATATCTAAATTCTTCAGCCATAAGCATTCTCTTTAACTCAGCTTCGGCTTTTAATTTTTCAATTTCAAATGCTACTTCTGCTTGTTTCATTTGAATCTTAGATTGAGACTCAAGTTGTATCTGTTGAACTGCAGATTCTGAAGCCATTTGTTGAGCTTCAATTTGTTGTTGAGCAATCATGGCCTGCTTTTGCATAGCCATCTTCTCTTCTCTATCTTGCTTCTTAATTCTCTTGACTTTCAATAATTGATTGGCAAGCTTAAGATTTTTAATCTCTCTAATGTCAATTGCATCCTCAAGATTAATATCTCCTTTAGCAAGAGCAATTTGAATATTGGCTTCGAGTTGTGCTCTTTGTTCTTCATCAGGAGAAATCTCAATAAAGATACCAAAGTCATAAATGTAAAGATCCTTAATCTCATTAAGTATAGATACATTGTACTTACCAATCTTATTGGCAAAATCATCTTTAAAGTCTGCGTATTCTAAAATATCAGCAACACGATATGTTAGTGCTTCAGATAGAGATCTATATATAAATAGACCTCCTTCTAATATATGTCTTGTAGCAGTGTTAGAACTTAATGCAGCAAGCTTCTGAACTCCAACTAATGCATTTGGATCAGGAGTAGACCCATCTCTAACTTCATTCAATCCGGTTACAGATCGAATCATATCAAGATAATGGTTGTAGTTTGCTAATAGCATCTGTGTCTTAGATGCACCTGAGTTTGATGTAAGCTGTTGAATAGGAATTCTAGCATTATTAAAATCACCTTCTTGAGTATAGCTTCGACCAATAACACTACCTGTTTGGAAGTATAGTCTTAGTGCATCCTCAGGATTATAATTTGCACCTGTTCCCAAGTCAACCTCATTCAATCCATCTGCATCAATGAATACACCATCAGGTACAGTTCTAGCAATAACTTGCTGTAGCTTCAAATGAGTAAGTTGAATCAAGTCAGCAAAAGGAATCATCCTTCTAACCAATGACTCAATCACACCCTTATACATACGTGGTGCTACTGCTACATAGTTTGGTAATGCGTGTTGCGATGCTGACTTTGGTCTAACCATGTTCTCTGCCATCTCCCACTTAAGCAAGATGTTAGTTCCCATAACCATTACTCCATCATACCATACATCAATAGTCTTTTCAACTTTCTCGAATCGACCTTCCTCCATCATTTCAACAGGAGGATTAAATGTATCATCCTTCTCAATCATTCTTGAGGATCCTC